CAGGTTATATTAACAGTGAAGGTGAATTTGTTTCTACTGCACTTAATGAAGGTCAAAGAGATACACTGTATGCAAATGCAGTTAACCCAATTACATTTATTACAGGAGCAGGATTAGTTGCATTTGGACAAAAAACAAGACAACTTGCAGCAAGTTCACTAGATAGAATCAACGTAGCAAGACTAGTTATCTACTTACGTAGTCAGCTTAATACACTTGCTAAGCCTTACTTGTTTGAACCAAATGACAAGATTACAAGAGATGAGATTAAACAAGCTGCTGAAAGTTTACTATTAGAACTAGTAGGACAAAGAGCATTGTATGATTACCTTGTAGTTTGTGATGAATCAAACAATACACCAAACAGAATTGATAGAAATGAACTACACCTAGACATTGCTATTGAACCTGTTAAGGCTGTTGAGTTTATTTACATTCCACTAAGACTTAAAAATACTGGAGAAATAGCAGGACTGTAAGATTGATAAATACTTATAGATTAGGAGCAAATTAAATGGCAATATCAACACTATCAAAAATTACAGTGCCTTTGGCTAGCGGAGATTCTGCAAGCAACCAAGGCCTGTTGATGCCTAAACTACAGTATCGTTTTAGGGTATCATTAGAAAACTTTGGTGTATCAACACCAACAACAGAACTAACAAAACAGGTAATTGATGTAGCTCGTCCAAATGTATCATTTGAAAAAATGACATTAGACATTTACAACTCAAGAGTTTATCTTGCAGGTAAACATACTTGGGAACCAATTACATTAAACTTACGTGAAGACGTTAACAACAATGTACAAAAACTTGTTGGCGAACAACTTCAGAAACAGTTTGACTTCTTTGAACAATCAAGTGCAGCTTCTGGTTTAGATTATAAATTTACAACAAGAATTGAAATACTAGACGGCGGTAATGGTGCAAACACACCAACTGTACTTGAAACATTTGAATTATACGGTTGCTATGTAGAAAGCGCAAACTACAATCAGTTAGCATACTCAAATTCAACAGATCCGGTAAGCATTGCCTTAAACATACAATATGATAATGCTGTACAATCACCACAAGGTACAGGAATTGGAACAGCAATTGGACGTACAGTGAATACTTTAGTCACTGGTGGCGGCGCTTAATAAAAAAAAACGTTCCTAATCTTTTAAGGGGGTACATTTTATTGTATCCCCTTTTTTATTTTATACCCACTTAATTATTTGGATAAATATTAGTATGGGAAAACTCACAGGATTTTTAGATAATTTAGCAAGTGGTGCTCTTAGTCCTAAAGGTAATTTAGGAGATTTCAGACACGCTAGTAAAACTTTTGTCAATGATGCATTTAGACTTGCACCCAAGACAAAATTTCTATTTCATTGTTATTTTGAAATAGGAGATGCTGCAGCAAGTGTATTACCTGAATTAAGAGAAAAGCATAAAAGAGAACTAGGTATGCTGGTAAAGACAGCTGATTTACCGAAGTATACAGCACAAGTAGATACTAAGAAAAAATACAATCGTATAAAAAATGTACAGACAAGTATACAGTATCAACCAGTGACCATAACATTCCATGATGACAACCTTGGAATAACAAGTGCTCTTATGGAAGCATACTATAGATACTATTTTGTTGATGGCAACTACGCAGAAACACCAGAAGCATACAAACGTAATTATAGAGGTGTTCAAGACAACACTTATCTTTCTAAAGACTTCAACAAATATAGGTATGGTTTAGATAACAATCAGAGTGATCCTTTTTTCAAAAGTATTAAAATAAGTCAACTTACAAGGAAGACATTTACAACATTTACACTTGTTAATCCTATGATAACAGACTGGTCACATGATAGGGTAGATGCAAGTGACGGTGGTGGTATGAGTGAAAACAATATTACCATAGCGTATGAAAGTGTATGGTATGACAGAGGTCCAATAGGAGTTGATGCTCCGCTGGGATTTGGAGATTCTGCACATTACGATACAACTCCAAGTCCTGGAAGTTTACTAGGAGGAGGTGCTCTTGGTTTAGGTGGAGCAGTCAGCACAGGAATTACTTTGTACGACTATATCACAGGCGATGGTGGATTCAACAGTCCTTTAGAAGCTGGAATAGCCGCAGCTAACTTAATTGGAAATGTAAGAGGACTAAGTTCAGAAGGATTGAGATCAGAAGGGTTCAGTTTGCTAAAAGGAGCAATTGGTGCAGCTGCAGGAACAGATGTCAGTGGTGTATCAAATATTGCATTTCCTAAAAGTGGAGGTCTTGGCGGCGCTAAGGATTTAGTTTTAGGAGCGGCAGCAGTAGCAGGACTTTCAGCTGTAGCCAGTGCGGCCAACAATAGTGATGCGGCTGCTGAAAGTGCGGCAAGAGTAGCAAATAATAAAAATTATCAAAACAACGGAGGCACTGGAGGAGTAAATGGCAATACTGCAAATTACAATAGTCTTCCGGATGGACAAAAACAAGCACTTAAAGGATCAGTCACATGACAAGTTTACCTAAGCAACCTGCAACATCAGAAGGACAAACTACAGAATTTTTTGACAAATACTATACAAAAAAATTAAGTTTTCCTAGCAATGAAGTTGATGCTGTGATTGGTTTTTTTAAGAAGCGTGGATTCGACGAAGTATCTGCTATCAGCACAGGTACAGTAATTTTACAACAAGCAAAATTAGATGGTGTCAAAGTTTTTGAACTATTAGACACATTGAAAGGTTTTGACGAAGTGCAATTAAGTGCAGTAGTCACAGAAATTCTAAATTACAATAGAGATTCAACATCTAGTTTGGGAATCAAACGCACTGAAAGTGTTGATAAATTAGAAAAACGCAATATAGTGATCTAGTAAGATGGCTCGCTTTGCTCAAGGTAAATTCAATCTAAAAAATCCAGACAAATATGTAGGAAGAAAAACACCTACGTATAGAAGTAGTTGGGAATTTGCTTTTATGAGATTTTGTGATGAACACCCTAATGTTGCACAATGGGCTAGTGAAGCAATACGCATACCATATAGAAATCCATTGACAGGAAAACACACAATTTATGTGCCTGATTTCTTTATAGCATATGCAGACAAAAACGGAAAAAGTAGAGTTGAATTAATAGAAGTAAAACCTGCTAATCAAACTATACGTGAAAAAGTAGGAAGAAGTAGAGCAAATCAAGCTGCATATATTTTAAATCAAGCAAAATGGACCGCTGCAAATGCCTATTGTAAGCAACAGGGTATGTTTTTTAGGGTCGTAAACGAAACAGATATTTTCCATCAGGGCTCTCGTTAATATAAATATATTAGCAGTTAATGGTGATCAAATGACTAAAAAATTAGAAGAATTATTAAACATGCCTGATTCTAAGGAAATTATCGAAGAATCTAGGAATTCAGAAAAAGCGAAAAATGCTATTATAGAGCAAGAAGAAACTTCTAGAAGCATTCATGAATTGGATAAAATTACTGCCGCACTACCTCAAGTTAAGGGTTTGGGAGAAATGGCAGATAATGAGTTGAATGAAGTATCTGATAAAAGCATGCAAGCATATGAAGATTTAATGGATCTAGGTATGAATGTTGAAAGCCGTTATAGTGGTAGGATTTTTGAAGTTGCAGGCAACATGCTTAAAACTAATTTAGACGCTAAGGTAGCAAAATTAGACAAAAAATTAAAGATGGTTGAGCTCCAACTCAAAAAAGAAAAACAAGATAAAGATGGTTCTGTAGACGGTGATGTAGTTCAAGGAGAAGGCTACGTAGTCACTGACCGTAATAGTTTGCTAGAAAAACTTAAGAATCTTGATAAATAATACATAATAGGATCGTACAATGAAAAACTTTGCAGAATACATTTTAGAATCAAAAAAAACTTACAAATTTATTGTAAGAGTAGCTGGCGACTTGCCAGAATCTTTTAATGATAGGTTAGAAGCAGCAATGACAAAATATGATATTGTTAATATTTCGTCTGCTAATAAAACACCTATTACAGAAAAACCTTTAGATTTTCCACAACTAAGCAACTGCGAAGTTCATCATTTTGATGTAGAAGTAAATTATCCTGTGACTGCATTTGTACTAGAGCAATATCTTGTAAATGAAACAGGAGTAGGACACAGCCACATTATTGTACGCGGCGAAGGAGATCCTGTTGAAGAGTATCAAGAAAAAGCTGGCGAAGAAAAACCATACGAATCACTACTAAACACAGAAGAACTAGGCGGTGAAGATGGACAAAAATATGCTGGCGGAGATAGAGTAATGGACTTGTTAAAAGAATTAGAAGTTGCTCGTAAAGAAAGAGATATAGACCCTGTTGAAGGTGTTAAGCCAGGAGAATCTAAAGATATCAGTAATGAACAAAACACCAAGAGCCCGATAGGAAGTTAACATGAATGATATGAGATCCATTATAGAACTGCTAGAAAAGAAAGCCTACAAAGTAAAGAGCGATGGAAGCGGTATTGACAATTTTAGTGTAGATAGAAACGATCCTAAAATACAAATCAAACGGTTGTCAAATGGTGAAGTTTATGACCTACACTATAAAGATGAAAAGCAATTAGAAAAAGGTTTAGCAA